TATGACAGATTACGAGAAGATATATAACTTCGAGAACCTATACAGAGCCTACCGAAAGGCGCGGCAAGGCAAGAGGTGGAAAGGAGCGGCGGCAAAGTTTGAAGTAAACCTTCTTGAAGCACTGAACCTGTTACGCTACCAGCTACAAACGAAGAAATACACGCTTTCGCCGTACAATACGTTCGAGGTGTACGAGCCAAAGCGCCGCGTGGTTATGTCGAATGCCTATAAAGACAAGGTTATTCAACATTCGCTTTGTGATAACGTGCTTGAACCGATCCTTACAAGATCATTCATCACGGACAACTACGCTTCGCAAGTAGGCAAAGGAACGCATTACGGGTTAGACAGGCTTCAAGAATTCTTGCGGAGGTTTTACCGGAAAAACGGAATTGACGGGTGGATATTGAAGGGTGATATATCAAAATACTTCTATTCCATTAGGCACGACGTGTTAAAAACCTTAATCCGCAGGAAAATAACCGATCCGGACGTTTTGTGGCTTGTTGAAATGATAATCGACAGCACAGAAGGAAACGTCGGAATACCGATCGGAAATCAATCTTCACAGCTTTTCGCCCTTCTCTACCTCAATAATTTAGATCACTTCATCAAGGAAAAGCTGGGCATTAAATACTACGGAAGATATATGGACGATTTCTTCTTGATACACGAAGATAAAGCCTATTTGCAGTATTGCCGCGCGGAGATCGAAAAACACGTTGCCGCGATCGGCTTGTCCTTGAACAATAAAACAAACATTTACCCGCTTCGGAACGGGGTGGATTTCTTGGGATTTCACACTTATTTGACCGAAACAGGCGCAGTTATACGGAAGGTACGCCGCCGAAGCAAAAACAATATGAAGCGCAAATTGAAGAAAATGCGCGGACTTGTGGAGCGGGGAAAGATCACGACGGCGACCGTCGAACAATCCTATCAAAGCTGGCGGGGACACGCCGCAAAGGGAAATTGTTATCACTTGATCCGGCGAACGGATCACTATTACAACAGGCTTTTCAATTCAAAGGAGGCGGAAAAATGTCAAAAGCATTAAGTTCCCTTGCCGTGGGAACAAAAATCGAAGTTCCGGTTCTTTCGGCGTATCAATCGCGCTTCGGTGCGAAGATAGTATTCAAAATTGCAGATAAGAACCATAGCGGGTATCCGGCGAATTCCGTTACGCTGATCGCCGAAAAGATTATCCAGCTTATGTGTTCAGATGCAAAGGAACCGAGTAACAGCAACAGCGACCGGAAGAATTACGGCAACAACAGGCACATTCATTCTAATATTTTGCAATGGCTGAACAGCAACGCAACGGCGGGAAAATGGTACAGCGCAAAGCACGGGCAGGACGCGCCGCCGACGAATGCGAACGTATGGGATAATAAAAACGAGTACGACGCTTGGGCGGGCTTCCTTGCTATGCTTGATCCGAAGTTTGTTGCGGAGCTTTTGAACACAACGCTTACCGTTGTAAAATCTTCAACGGACGGCGGCAGTTATGAAACCTTCGCGGCGAAAATGTTTCTTGCGTCCACCACCGAAGTGGGGCTTGCAAACGAAAACGGAATTGCAGAGGGTTCACGCCTTGCCCTATTCAGCAACGACGCTTCCCGCGTCGCCTACCCTACGGCGGAATGCGTAAAAAATTCGGAATACACAAACGGAAGTCTGAACACGTCAAGCGGCTGGTATTGGTGGCTTCGCACGCCTAATTCGTCGAACGCCTACTACGTCCGCATCGTCGATTCCGGCGGCGCGTTGTACAACGACCTCGCTTGCCTCGGGAACTGGGGCGTTCGCCCGCTTTGCAATCTGAAATCTTCAATCTTGGTATCTGACAATCCGAATTCAAGCGGGAATTATGAAATTATCTACAATACCGCACCTTCTGCGCCGCCCAGCATTACAGCACCGAAACAATGTTACAGCGGGCAGAATATCGAAATTTCTTGCGCGGCGGCGACCGATCCGGACGGCGACGCGCTGACCTATGTTTTCGAGCGGAGCGCAAACAGCGGATCGTGGACACAGGTTCAGAGTTCTGCCGCGCGCACATTTTCGGAAATGGTATCGACGGCGTGGAACACCCTGCAATACCGCGTGAAGGCGGTTGACACGGCGGGCAATTCTTCCGCGTACACGACAAGCGGAGCGATCGCGGTAATTCACAATCAGCCGCCCGTTATCAGCGGACAGAACGCCGATCTTGGCGTGAAGCGCGAGGGTTTCACCTATGAATATAGCGTTACTGATCCGGATAAGGACGTTGTAAACGTTGTAGAAAAGATCGACGGAAGCCCGTTTAACACACGAAACAATATCACGCTGGGCGCAACGCTTACTCTTTCCGTAAGCGGCGATACCTTTACCGCGCTGACAAACGCCCAGCACACGATCGAGATTGTAGCGACCGACAGCGCCGGAAACAGCGCAACGCGAACACTCACGTTCACAAAGGCGATCAACAGCTTTGTAATTTCCCTTTCGGAGCCGCTGGAGGCAAACAGACAGCCGACGCGGTGCAATATCAAAGTAAACAGGGATATTCCGGCGGGCGGCACGTTTAAGGTTGAAGCGTGCAACAATCCTTACGACGTAGCGCCTATTTGGGAGGATTGCACAAACGCAGTTATCGCAGGACTGGCACACGTATTCAAGAACAAAACCAACACGGCGGTTCAATTTGGCTTGAATATCCGTGTAACCGTGGAGCGCGGCGACGCGCTGACCGCGTGCTGGGTATCGGGGATCGGAGGTAATTTTGAATGAGCGTGAAACATAACAAAGACGGCGGCGGAAACGCGGAAATCAAGAAGGAATTGCAGGAAGTAAAGAAAGAAACACAAGAAGTAAAGACGGCGGGCGAAAGTGCCGCCGCCCTTCTTGCATTGTCGTTCAAGGCACAGATCGCACAGGATCGCGCGGCAAAAACGAACGTCATTTCCGACGCTATGATCCTGCAATCGGCGGAGGTTATCGAATATCCGGAATATGAGGACGCGCACGCCTATAACACTGTGGGCGAAATCATCAAGTACAACGGACGCTATTACGAGATTATAGCGCCGCACACGTCGAACGCCGTTTCTTATCCCGTTGAAACGACCTTCGCTTATTACCGCCTTATAGAGCTTACACACACGGGAACGATTGACGATCCGATCCCCTATCCGGAAACGGCGGGGATCGTCGTAAACGTCCAGAACGGGAAATATTACAGCTACAAAGGAAAAGTCTATCTTGCAAAAGCGGATATGCCAAATTGCGTGTATCCGCCAGATACACCTTCCTTGTGGCAATGGGAAGAAGTAACAGGAAGGGAGGCATAACCGATGGAAGAAGGGATTTTAACCGCCCTTTCCGTAATTAGCGCGGTTTGCGCTATTGTGTTCGGCTATGTCGCATTCGTTCGAAATCGGGATCACGACAAAACGAAGGAGGCAAAGAGCGACGCAACAATCCTTACGGAATTAGGATACATCAAAGGCGGTATCGACGACGTGAAAGCGGAACAGCGAGAACAGCGAAAGACAAATACGGATTTCGTAGGAAGGCTTGTTTCGGTTGAAGCGTCGGCAAAACAGGCGCATAAGCGACTTGACCATATCGAACAACAAATTGATAACAAATGAAAAAAAGAGCGGGAACGGTTTATAAATGAGCCGTTTCCGTCTTTGTGTTTAGGAGGTATCCAGAATGAGCAACAGCACGCTGGCGGGCTATACAAGGATCACGAAGAACAGAACAAGCCCGCGAAATCATAAAATCGACACGATCACAATTCATTGCTACGTCGGACAGGTTACAGCGAAGCAGGGTTGCGATTACTTCGCAACTACCGATCGGGAATGTTCCGCGAATTACGTTGTCGGGAAGGATGGTTCGATCGGAAATTCCGTTAAAGAAAAGGATCGTTCGTGGTGCAGTTCAAACGAAGCAAACGACCAAAGAGCCGTTACAATCGAAGTGGCAAGCGACACAAAACACCCTTACGCCGTTACCGATAAGGCATACGCCGCGCTTCTTGATCTTGTAACGGATATTTGCCGTAGAAACGGGATCAAAAAGCTGGTATGGAGTACAAAGAAAAGCGACCGCGTAAACCACAAGAACGGTTGTAATATGACGGTTCACAGGGATTACGCAAATAAGGCTTGCCCCGGCGATTACCTGTATAACAGGCACGGCGCGATCGCGGCGGAGGTAAATAAGAGGCTGGGCGCTTCGACGACGGAGCCGGAAAAGCCTTCGACCGGATCGGGTACGCTTTACAAGGTGCAGACGGGCGCGTTCAAGCAGAAATCAAACGCACAGGCGCTGGAAAAGAAATTGAAGGCGGCGGGCTTCGATACCTACGTCGTGAATACGGGCGGCTATTACAAAGTACAGGTGGGAGCATTCAGCAAGAAGGCGAACGCCGAAGCAATGCTTGCAAAGCTGAAAGCGGCGGGATATTCTGACGCTTTTATCACGACCGGAAGCGGCGGGACGGCGGCGGCTTTCGTGAAGGCAGGAAGCAAGGTTCGCTTGAAGCAGGGCGCGAAAACCTACGACGGGAAAAGCCTTGCTTCTTTCGTGTATAACCGCGATCACGTCGTAAAGGAAATCAAGGGAGATCGCGCCGTGATTACCTACGGCGGCGTGGTTGTCGCGGCGGTTAGGTTGTCCGACCTAACACTTGTTTAACACACAGAAACGCACGCGCGCGTTAGCTGATTGCACGCCGTGCGAAGCTGTGCAATAGAAAGGGGAAAATATGAAGCTACATTCAAGACGCGGAAAGCGTCAAAAGAAATTCCTTGCGAATGAACGCTTCGCGACAAAAACGATCGTTGCAATCGGCGTTACGACGGTGATCTTCATTACGGCGCAGTATGTTTCTTTTCTCATTACAGAAATAGAGCAAACGACGCTTATTCAATACTACTTTTCCGCCGTCGTGATCGAATGCGGCGCGTTGATGCTGAAACGTGTTTCCGAAGTGATCGTCGCAAGGATAAAGAAAAAAGAACAAATCGAACCGGAAACGGATACAGACGAAAGCGAGGTTTTATAAATGATTGATCTTACGCCCATTATGGAAGCTATTATTGCCCTTGTCGTAGCGGTGATTACTGCATTTGTGATCCCGTGGTTGAAAGGCAAAATCGACGCAGACAAGCTGGAGCAAATCAAATTGTGGGTAACGGTTGCCGTTGAAGCCGCCGAACAGCTTTACAATGGAACCGGACGCGGCGAAGAGAAAAAAGCATACGTTGTGAAATTCCTGCAAGAAAAAGGATTTACCATTGATCCGGACAGCTTGGACAAACTGATCGAAGCCGCCGTTTTCAATCTTCCGGAATATATCGGACTGATTGGAACCGAAGGCAAACCAGATACAGACTAACACCGACAGAGCCGCCCGCGTTCCCCTTTCCGCGTCGCGTCTTTTGGCGGCGGGGCTTCCTGCTGATACAAAAATTCCCCGCGAGGGCTTCACGCCTTCGCGGGGCTTTTTTTGTTGGCTTCAAATATGATAAACGATATGGGCTTCTGCATTATAAACTTTGCTTCCGTCGTCGTCGAAATTGTCAATCGTGATTGTAACATCTTCGACACGTTCAAGGATCGGAAGAACCTTCCGAAGATCGCTTTTGCGGATATATCCTATCATATCCCCTTCGGCAATCACACGGACGGCGGGCGCGCCTTCGTATTCGCATTCTTCCAGCGATCCGTCAATGCCTACGCCTTCGCTATCCCTGTAAAGCGACGCGAGAAGGCGCTGGTGGTTGTCAAATGTAACGCCCGCAACGGGGCAAGTTAGAAATTCATGCGTTTCTGCATATTCCTTGCGTCGCGCCTCTTCTTCGGCTTTGCGCTTTGCTTCGGCTTCCACCCTCTCCCGTTCAGCTTCGGCGGCGGCTTGCGTCCTTTTCATCGTAAGATAACCAAAAACGCCCAGCACGGCGGCTATGGCAATACCGCAAATTCCTTCAACGATACTTCCTTGACCGAAAAACGGTATAGAGCAAAAGAGGAACAACGCCGCAACAATCCATATAATGATCGGCTTTTTCATAATAAACACCCTCTTCAAATTGTAAATTTTTAAGGCAGATTTCGCCCGTTCTGACCTTTAACACAATTATACGGCTTCCGCGCGCTAAAATCAAGAATAAAGCGGAATATTTACACACCGTTTGCAAATAATCAGAATGAAGAGGGATCGCGCAAGATATGAAAATATACGATTACAACGGGAAAAAGAACATTTGCGGCGACCGATTGCGGGAAGCGCGGGTTGTCCAGCGGCTACGGCAAGAGGATTTAGCCGCCAAAATACAGACGATGGGTGTTAATATGGAGCGGGACAGCATAAGCCGAATAGAGATCGGAACGCGGTTTGTATCTGATTTTGAATTGAAGGTATTTGCAAAGGTGCTGGGCGTTTCGGTTGATTGGCTTTTAGGAAACGAATAAAGGCGGCGGGCTTTCCCGTCGCCTTGTTTTTTCTTGTTTATTTTCAAAATCTATTGACATACTGCAATAAGTATGCTATAATTAAAGCATAGAAAGGAGGTGAAGAGAATGGCGCAAGACATAGGAAAAGCCTTGCAGGAGCTTTCAAAAGCGATTGAGAATAACGAAGCGGTGGAAAGCGTTGTTATCAAAATCACTTTGAAGAAGCAAAAACCCAGCAAGGCTTCAAATCCCAAAGAAAGCAAGTAGCTTTCATAGGCAGGGAACGGGCGGGAAACCGCCCTTCCCGTAAGCCCTATTATAATATAAATTGCCCGTGGCTGTCAATGGAACGGGCGGAAAGGGGCGTAATATGATTATTCGCAAAGGAAACAAGGAATACAGGGTTACAGAGCGGAGCGAATGCTGGGCGCTTTCCTGCACGATTGGCGGGCTATCGGTGGAATACAAGGTTCCGAAAGATATTTGCGCCAACGAAGAGGAATTGCGCGCCTATGTAGAAGCAGAAGAATTGTTTTAGAGGTGGCGAAAATGGCAGAAAAAAGAAAGACAAAGACTTCTTCGGCGGTAAAAAACCGCTATAATAATCGCGTGTACGGTTCTATTATCGTGCGCGTTCCGAAAGAGATGGCAGAAGCCTTCAAAGAAAAATGCGCCGCAACAGGTACGGCGCAAGCACAAGTTATCAAGAAAGCGATTGAACAGTTCTTGGCAGAATAAGCGAAACAACGGAGGGTGGCAGGATTTGCCGCCCTTTTTCTTTTGGAGAAAGGAGGAACGAGAATGCACAAGCATTTAACGTGGACGGATCGCCTTAAAATCGAAAAGGCATTGAAAGAGGGCTTGAAGCCCTGCAAAATTGCCGACCGCTTGCACGTACATAATACGACGATATACAGAGAATTAAAGCGCGGAACCTATACGCATTTGAATTCCGACTTAACAACGGAAGAACGTTATTCTCCGGAGATCGCGCAACAGCGATACGAAGAACACCTAAAAGCCAAAGGTGGAGAATTGAAGATCGGGAACGATTACGAATTAGCCGCATTCATCGAAAAGAAAATCGGTGAAGAGGGATATTCCCCCGCCGCCGTTATTGGAGAAATCAAACGGCTGGGGTTGACATTCAAAACGGAGATCAGCGAAAAGACAATTTATAATTACATCGACAAGGGCGTATTTTACGGGATCAGCCGCGAGAGCTTGCCGGAAAAAGGAAAGCGCAAACGGAAGTATGAAAAGGTGGAGAGGAAGAAAGCCGCCCGCACGTCGGCGGGCGAAAGCATAGAAAACCGCGATCCGGAAATAAACGAGCGAACGACCTTCGGGCATTGGGAAGGCGATTGCGTTTGCGGAAAGAAAAAGACAAAGGAAGCCTTGTTCGTACTTTCGGAGCGGTTGACGCGAAACGAAATCATTATGAAGATACCGGATCAGACTTCCGCCAGCATTGTGGCGGCGCTGAACAAGCTGGAACGCCGTTACGGGAAACGTTTTTCGCGGATATTCAAAAGCATAACTTTTGACAACGGATCGGAATTCGCAGATTGCGCCGGAATTGAACGTTCTGTTTATGGGAAAGACCGGAAGCGGACAAAGGCTTATTATTGCCACCCTTACAGCGCATACGAGCGGGGAACGAATGAGAATATAAACAAAATGATACGGCGGTTCTTGCCGAAAGGAACAGACTTCCGAAAAGTAACCGCCGCATATATTCGCCGCGTCGAAACGTGGATCAATAACTATCCGCGCGAAATTTTAGGATTTGCGACCGCAAGCGACCTGTTCGCCGCCCACCTTGCCGCCGCCTAAAAATATTTTTTAGTTTTTTCTGCTTTTACTCTTGACTTTTTCGCTGTTTCCTTTCGTCAAAAGCAGCTTCATTTTAAACAATCTCTACCGAAGGC